GGTATCAGCAGAATCGGGGACATAGTCATAATAAAAAACAGAAGGAGATTCCTGCACAGCATCGTCGGCAAGCACTTCGGTACCAGAACTGTTATTGATCTTTATAAGAACAGTAGCTGGATATATATCAACCTCGTCTCCAGTAAGTGGATCTATGTCGACAAATCTAACCCTTATTCTTACTGTATCATTTACTAAAATCTGCTGAGTAGACATATATGCTCCTATATTATGATGTTGGTATTATAGTAACGTCTACTGTACCAGCTGAATTTTCTTCCAACACAATAGTTTGCGCGCTTGTTATGGCATAAGCTTCTTCATCTAGAACACTGAATGCAATATACCCACTGTCATAAGTTTCAAAAGTCATTGAAGAAGGGCTTATAGTATTATCTACTACACCCGTCGATATAATAACTTTTGTTGCATCAACAAAAACTAAAGTTGAGCCAATAGTTTCCGGAGAAAGAAGAATAACTTTTAATACTCTAAAATCTGTTACAACAGAAGTTGGACCAAAAGAACCAGGTTCTACAATCCTTACACCATTATACTGAAAGTACGGCTCATTATACGTTACTGCTTCACTATAAAGCATGACGAGCCTTTCTTATCAGAATGTACCGCAGTCGATAGTTATACCATCAAAAGTTGTAAGGTTAACTATACTTCCACCAGTAATGTTAACGTTGTTAGCATTTTGAATTGCCATTGTGCCAAGACCAAGAGTGGTTCTTGCAGTAGCGGCATCAGCGTCATCCAAAAGAGTTCTTGCATAAGCTGTCATTGTTGTCAGAGCTGCAGTTCCGCTACCAGTAAAGTAAGGTAGCTGATCGGCAGCAGAAGTCAAGCCAGCAATTGCAGCGAGCTCCGCATCGTATGCCTGAACATCAGTGCCTATAGCTAAGCCAAGATTTGTTCTAGCACCAGATGCTGTAGTTGCACCAGTACCACCATAGGCTATAGCAACTTCAGTGCCCTGCCAGACACCAGTAGCAATTGTGCCAACCGAGGTAAGGCTAGAGTTAACAACTCCAGAACCTAAAGTTGTTGAATTAAGAACCTCAGTACCACCAATGTAGTAGCCTTTGCCAGCAGCCAGGTCCATGTGCTCTGATGATGTCCAGGCATCTGTTGCATCAACCCAGTTAAAGGTTTTGTCGGTAGTACCCTTAAGAGTTATACCGCCACCATCCGAAGTTGCATCACTTGGGCTTGCAGTAGAACCGAGTTCAAGATTCTTATCATCTACAGTAACGGTAGTTGAATTAACTGTTGTCACAGTACCGTTGACAGTAAGGTCACCTCCAACAACAAGGTCATTACCAATGTTAGTTGTCGAAGTGGCAGAACCAACATTAATTGTTGTTGCACCAGTAGTAAAAATATTACCTGTTGTTGAAGTAGTAGTAATATCTCCACCGTTAACTGCTGCATCGCCGGTAAGTGTTAAGTCAACAAATGTTGGACTTGCACCAGTGTGAATATCTTGAGGCGTAGAAAGCGTTACGGCACGCCCTTCAGTGCCAGCACCAGTAACAATAACCTGATTAGTTGTACCGGCAATAGTGGCAACGTAATCCCCTGTTGTTTGTGAAGTAAGATTAACATTAGAAATACTTACTGCACCATTGGTCACAGAAAAATCTGTAGAAGCAAAAGAAGCAATACCTTTATTAGTTGTCGAAGCATCTTCGCCAGAAATAGTCACCTTATCAATCCCAGTACCACCATCGGTTGAAACAACGGTATCTATTCCTTCACCGGCTTCAAAAACCAAACCTTCAGTTAGAAGATCTATTGATCCAGTGCCACTTTCTCCAGAGAAACTTAAAGTAGTGGCAACAGAAGCAGTGCCTGCAGCTGTTAGACGCCCCTGCTGATCAACAGTAAATGTAGGAATTGCAGTAGAGGAACCATAAGAACCAGGCGAAACCGCCGTGTTATCAAGGTTAATAGTGATTGTGTCTGCAACAGTTCCATCAGTAGTAATAGCTGTACCGCCAGCGATTGTTAGCGTATCACCTGAACCAAGATCAACTACAGAAGTGCCAGAATCACCAGCAATATTTAGATCGTTACCACCAGCAACTGCCGAGTCAACATACGCGGTTGTAGCTACACTAGTAGAGTTATCACCCTGAGTCTGAGTAGCAGCTGTTGCTGTTGCACCTGTAAGATTTACAACACCAGTAAAAGTTTTATCACCAGAAATAGACTGAGTAGTGGAGCGGGTCACATAAGAACCGTCACCACCAATAGCTATAATGCTTGTTGCAGTACCGCCTGCACCACCAGTACCCTTACCATAGTACAGGGTATCATCAGCCTCATTAAAAGCTAACTCTGCGTTTTCTAGCGAACTAGGCGCACCTGCTGACCCGGCACTAGACCTTCTTTTGATTCTGATTGTATTAGCCATTATTAAAAGTTTCCTCCATCAACAAGGTTTTCTTCAGGGTAATTCACCCATTCAGATCCACTATAACGCAGAACATCGCCACTACTAGCTGTACTTATAGTAACGTCAGTTAAACCATTTAAAACTGATTGATTATTGATATCTGTTTCTGCTGCTATTATTCTATCTTTTACAGTTAAATGCGAACCGGCAGGATTTATACCTAAAACTGTTTGTAGCGCCTCAATCGCATCATTAGCATCAGCGTGCTGTCTAGCGTGCGGAACTGTAACAGAGTTAAGTCTGTCTGTATCGGTTGGATTAACTAAAACGTCTAAAGAACCGGGATAATTAGTTGCCATTTTATATCCTTATAAACTAAATATTTTAGTAGCTAGATCACTCCACTGTATAGTAATGGAGATAGTTTCGTTAGTGCTATTCACTGGAAGACCATCGGCAGTGTCGATATATGCTATTAACCTAGAAGTAGAAGATAAGCCACTATCTTGATAGATAATAAGATAAGCAAAACCGCTTGTACCGTAGTTTTCTATAGTTTCATTCTCTGCATCAAAAACGCCGTCATCAATCTTTATTTGCTCTAAAGCAAACGATGTTGCTGCAATGTTTGCAGTGCCGACATCCGAAAGAAACTCATGATTCACTAAATCAACACTGTAGGTATTTTTTACTAAAGCTGTTTTTAAAGTAACATTTAAAAGATCTAAATCTGCTCCTAAAAAAGCTTCCTTAGCCTTAGCATAAAGTGCATTAGCCATTAGATTCCCACCTCCGAAGAGACAATAACCCTATACTTGTATCCTGTTTCAAAATAAGTTTTACCATCTACGTAGTAAACTGGGGTTGAATCATTCGAAGGAAAATCAACATAAACATCAGGCTTCCACGAATGCATAGATATAGCCGGACTCAAATTCTCCCAACGAGAAGGAGCTTTCTGTATCTTTTTTCTTTGAATCTTAAAAAACTTAGAAGTCAAAAAGTTTGAAGCTGGACGAGAACTAAAAGTTACAACAACCCTACCATTATTCTCATCATTATTAATATAGAAATCCCCATTAGTTGGAGTAACTTCTTCTATATAAAAATTAGGATTCTTAGCTATTATCTGATATCCAGTTTCAATATCAGCTCTTACAGACTTATCCTCAATCAGAACTTCATTAATTATAGTCCCGGCATTTTGAGTCTCTTGAATATAAGAAGGTGTAGCTGCAGTTGTAGAACTGGTAAAGGTTATCTGCTCCTCAGGAACAGCTAAACCAGAGGAATCTAAAAGACCAGAAATTTTAAGAACATAATCTGTGGCAGGAGTTAAAATATTGTCCCAATACAAGTTTAAGACACGACTAACTTGATTGTAGTCAGTTAGTGTGTCAATAACTCTGAACGGAGAAACAGTTTCAACAGGAGTAGCCTCATCTGTAAATAGTCTAAAACAACTATCTTTTATAGAGGATATTTTTATAGTCCTACCAAACTTGATCGTTACAGCATTTACAGTAACAATAGCACTGTCTATCAGAAAAAGCGCCACTAGCCTACCTCACAATAAGAACCTACAACAATAGTAACAACTATACCCGAATATAGAACTAGGGGACGGCAGATTATTCCACCGTCCCCTAGTTTATCAGGGCATTTCGTAACTATAACGCCCTAAGGCTATATCAGCTAGCCTCGTTAGTAACCTGAACCTCGTAGTTACGGGCAAGGCTGACGTTCTTAGCAACAGTGATACCCTCACCGTCACCAAGCATTACGATGTCGTAGCGCTCCTTCATCTTAAGGGAACGAATGTCACGAGTTGGATCATCGAACTGATCTGTGCTCATGTCATCCTTAACCAAAAGGGTGCCAACCTCATTGCGGTCAATGAGGAAGAGGTCTGACTTGGCTGGTGTAGCGCCACTCTTAGCGGTGAAGCTGACGAATGGTGAAACCAGGACATTTAGACCCATGGGAGCGGTAGCGTTGAGTGCACCCTCAGCGGACTGAGGACGATAACCCCAACTTGTACCAACGCCAGAGGCTGCACCGCCCATGTGGAAGATGGCGTCCTTGAGGAACACCGACCACATTAGTGGGTGAAGAATGAAATCTGTTGGTACATGATTTTCGGCCATAAGAACAGCAGCCATATCTACGATGTCATCCCAGGTAACGGTGCTGTTGGCGACGCCATCAACATCGAGACCAGTTGTGTTATCGTAAGAAACATCGTCATTATCGAAGACGATAGTAGCTGCATCCTTGAAACGGCTAAGAGCAATTTGCTCCTTAAGGCGAGCCATGGCACGGCCAGCAGCGCGGACATGTAGACCGACAATGTCCCAAAGTGAGTCAGCGATAACTTCCTCAGTGAAGGCGAGCTTAACGCCCTTCTTTGAAACTTTGCCCTCTACCTGCTTTGCGAAGGCGAGTGCTTGCTCTGGGTACTCTTGACCCTCAGGGATTTCGGCAGCTTGGATTGCGTTGACTGCTGGGAACTCCAAGGAGCGCCCCTTACCGAGGCGAACTGTTGAAAGTAGTGGAGTCACTAATAGTTGTGGCTCAGCTGCTTCCCTTAAAGTACGAGAAAGAACCTTGGGGAAAAGTGCAGCCGCATCAGCGGACGCAAAAGCTTCCTTAATAGTAACTCTATTCTCTTCATCAATGTTCCCGTCCTCAGTCAGTGCAGCCTCCCAAGCTGGGAGACCCGAGAGGAGCTCTTGGATTGTCTTACTCATCTTAGGATTATTCCTCCTGTGCTATAGT